GATGCCCTCATCACGAGGATGCGACGCCTGCACAAGCTATTCCGACCCTATCTCGGCAGCGAAGCGCCCTTCAAGCTGCTCGGCCTGTTCAGCGTCCTCCTCGACAAGAGATTCCTGTCCGGAATCTACCGGCGCTACAAGGAAACCGGCAATGAAAAGCAGAAAGAACTCCCAGAGACTGAAAGTGCACGACAACCGAGACCTCAACATCGCAGTGAGAAAGTCCGTGGAGGCCCAGTGCCTCCACACCGTCGAGCAAGTGACCCCCGCGCAGGAAATCAGCGTCCTGGCGCGACGACAGGCTGCGACACGCCGCCTGCTCCAGGAATTCCAGCCCGAAAACATCGTCGAAGCCCTGGAAAAGTGCGACTGGAACGTGCAGAAGATGCTGCAGGTGATGGCGGAAATCGGCAAGAATAGCGATGAGCCGGGCAAAATCCGCCTGGCAGCAGTCCGTGCAACCCTCGACCTCCTGGTGCAAGTCATGTCATTCCATGGCCTGCTGGTACGGCTCCAACGCACCAGCCAAGTCATCGAACGCGCGCCCGCCTCATCCGCCCACAACATCCATACGCCACTCGAACTCAATGCGGGGCAGGCCCTTGGGAGCCTTCCGTCACCGTCTTCGGAGACACGCGAGGACATCACGGCCTCCTGCGTCATCGCTCCGAAGGAGGAATACCGTGAATTCGCGCCCGACAAACTCATTGCGGGGCAGGTTGACGACGCGGGGCAGGTTGACGACGATGACCGAATCGAGGACTAGCCCAGCAACACGGAAACGACCCATCCTGCCCCGCAATTTCCGCTTGACGGGAATCGTGCCATGTGCGACAATGCCGCGGGAGGTACAAGATGGCCGGGATCGAAGGCGTAACAGTTGACAAAGGCGATCCGGGAAGTCACGCTTCTTTAGTAGGGCGATTCGATCCCGTCGCTACGCTCTTGCACCTCCTGGAGGCGCGGGTCAGAGTGCTGTCCCGCTCTGCGAGAGCCTCTGACCTGGCCTCCTCCGCTCGCAAAGTGTTCGAGAACCGGGATAGCTTCGAAATCCTCTTCAATCGCGCCATGCTGGCGATGGGACTGCCGATTCTGTCCGATTACCCGATTCAGGTGCGAAGCATCGCGGAACGGCATTGTCGCGAACTCATAAATCGAGAGGACATCTGGGCTTCCGTGGCCTGGTGTCTGAATCAAGGAAGGGCGTGCGTCTCGATTCGGAGGTTCGGGACGCTTTGTGGTATAATCGCAACTTGCGTAAGTCTGCTTGACGCGTGTGCACAGTTCGCGATAGAATGTGCGGGAGTTGTGGTCGAGGACGGTAAGACGGATTTGCGGGGCAGGTCGGGGGAGGAGGCTGTCGAGAACAGTTCTCCTCCCCCGCGTTCTATCCCATCGTCCAAGGCGGAGACGACCGTCACACCTTCCGTTCCCGATCGGAAAGGATCGAAATCCGCCGCGAGAAAGGAGAACAAGCATGGCGAGAATGACGGATAGGCTCGATTCGTTGCGGAGGAGTTCGCGTTCGAAGCGGTCTTCGCCGCGTGGGCGACAGACCCGAGCGCGCAACAAGGTGTCCGTGTCCCGAGGAAAATGGAACGGACGTATCGGAACGCCGCCGATCGGCGGTCTAGGAGGTTGACATGCCGATCCATAAAGTGAAGAAAGGCGGGAAGACCGGGTATCGCTGGGGCAAGCACGGCAAGGTGTATACCGGACGGGGCGCTCGCGGCAAGGCGCTGCGACAAGCACGAGCCGCCTATGCCCACGGCTACAAAGAGAAATAGCGCCAGCATCCAACCTCGACACCTGCCCCGCAAAGGGAGCGATGAATTGTGATTGTACTCGTACCGACCACCGGCGACATAAAAATCGTACTTGCCCAGTGGGTCTCCGATACGCGCGGGATACCGGATGATAGGGGCGTCGGCGTTGCCATGATAGACCGGAAACCCGTGGCGGCTGCGAGGAATTCGCTGGTCGTGGAGTTCCTGAAGTCTGGCGAGGAATGGGCGCTCTGGGTGGATTCCGATTCGTCGCCGAGAATGGAGATGAGGGAGGTTGTCAACCGATGCCGAGAACTCAATGCCCCCATCGTGATGGTGCAGACGGCCCTGCTGCGGGGAGTGCCGGCGGTGAACGTCAGACCGTGGTGCTGGGAGATGTCCGAACGCGGAAAGGAATGGCCGACGTGGTGGATTCAAGAGAGCTTCCCGGTCAGACAGGGCGGGTTCGGACTGGTGATGACGCACCGGAGCGTATTCGAGAACATCGAGCCGCCGTGGTTCATGGACGTGCTGGGATGGGACAAGAAACTCGGGCCGAACGGGTTGACGCTTTGGGGCGAAGACATCGTGTTCTGCATGAAGGCGTGGGCCGCCGGGTATCCGATATGGTGCCCCGGTGGCGTCTCTTGCGGCCACTTGAAATCCGTGGTCGATTTGGGCGCCTTGCTGGACGGTTCGACACGCATGATGCGAGACCACGGCGGACTGCCGAATGTGTGGGAGATGGAGAAGAAGGCGCTCGGAGAGCTGGGAGTGGATATCGAGGCGCTGCGACCGGAACGCGGTCGATGGCGGTCGCCGGAANTNGCCGAGGTCGCCGTGGAACTGATGCGGAAAGAGAACGAGAANATNGGAAACATATGGCCGCCAGGAATCGTTCCGGGAGTGTGATGGCGTGTGGCGCGGAGCGGAACGCGGCGAGTGATGGAATCGCAGTCGGCGACGGCACAGGAGCACCATGCGATACGGTGACGAAGGACCACATGAGGTACTGCCGAACGGGTCCGTCAGGTACACCGGGAAACTGTCGCCGTTGCCGGAGAATTACTTCGCCCTGCCGCCCGAGTTGCAGAGAGCGGCCCGCATCAACGCCATCCAACTGCGCGTTACGCCCGAGGACATGGTGCGGGGATGGGAATTCTTCCGGTCCTGGTATCTATTCGACCAGGCCGGATTCTACAAGAGAAGGGTGAAGAGCCCGCCATGCCATTACCACTGGATTTACTACATGTCGAAGTATGCGCGGAACGTGATTGCGGCTCCGCGCGCCTTCGCCAAATCCATCGTCGTCGGGCAGGAGTTCCCCATGTACTTGATGTTGGGGAAGACGCCGATGGACATCCTGGTGGTGGTGAGCGAGAAGAGGAAGGCCGAGCTGCGTGGACAACGCTTCATGCATGTGTTCTCGCAGAATCCGAGAGTAAGCGAGGATTTCGGGGACTTGAAGGGAAGGCCGCGCACCGACGAGCGGCTGTGGAACTTCACGCGCATGGACCTCTCCAACGGGTCGTCCGTCACGTGCACCAGCATACTGAGCCGGCAGCTCGGCGCCAGGCCGGACTACATCATATGGGACGACATCGAGCCGGACCCCGAACGGTATCGGGACTGGGAGGCCGTCGTCGAAGGCATCATCGATAGCCTGTTCAACGTGTATCTGCCGATGCTTGATGGCGGCACCGCCATGACAATAATCGGCACGCTGCTGCACAGAAAGTCCTTCCTGTACTGGATTTATACGACGAAGGACCCGCGGCTCGGATTCTGGCACAGGAGTCTCACGGCGATTGTCGACGAGAACGGGAAGCCGGAATGGGAGGAGAAGTTCCCGCTGGATGTAGTCAAGAGGTTGGAGAAGGAACTCGGCTCGGCGGCGTTCGCAGCCCAATACATGAATGCGCCGCGGTCCGAGGAAGATGCATTGCTGGAGGTGAATCCGTACCGGAACGGCTATAAGACGGAGGGGGTGGATTTCACGTGTCCGATGGACAGCGACGGCAGCATAACGGTCTGGAGCGAAGCGTCTGGGACCGTCCTCACGGAGGAGGAGGGCTGGAAGGCGGAAACGAAACCGTGGAAGAGCTTCCTGCGCGATACGATGCGGTTCATTGCTGTGGACTGGGCGGAGGGCCTCACCGACCAGCACGACTTCTCCTGCGTCATGGTATTGGGGCTTGATAGGGAGGATAGACTGTATGCGCTCGATATCTGGCTTGGTCGCATTACTGTTTCGGGTCTTGCTGACATTGTTTGGAACATGGCGGAGAAATGGAAAGTCAGGACAATCGGTGTCGAGTCGGTTTCCATTTACCGCGCGCTCTTCGAACGGCTCGCGCTCGAAAGGAAGGATTTCGAGGCGCGGGCGGGCTGGGTCCCAGGCCTCAAGGCCGTGAAATACCCGCACGGACTGTCGAAAGCGTCGCGCATAGCGAGTCTGCAATGGAGGTTCGAAAATGGTCTTATACGCCTACCGATAGACCGGCAGGATGTCCCGGCCTGGAGAGCCCTTTTCCGGCAGATTCGCGATTTCACGATGGACCTGAAGAACTTGCGGCACGACGATGCGGTGGACACTCTCGCCATGCATAAGTTCATCGTGGAGGGTTCCGTGTCCCAGAAGACGCAAGCGGAGATCCACGAGCAGCGGAAGACATTCGTGCAGCGGATATTGGATGGCGAGAGCTGCGATCCCGTCGTGGGAGTCCCGTACGTCACCGGAATGAGGCCGGAGGAGATACCGTACCGCGAGGTGCGAGAACGCGAAGCGAAGATTGCGGTCGGGATAGACCCCGATCTGCCGGAAGGTCCCGGGAACCGGGATATCCGGTCCCATGTACTGGCGAGGGTCCCGACGATATTCACTCTCAGCGACCTCGACAGGGCGATACGCGAGGTCTTGAAAGAGGAAGGAGAAGACGATGTCCCGAATGATTCAACCGATCTGTCTGGCGGCGGCGACGAGCGGATCGGAGGCGTTTGATGCCGCGAGTCTGATTCTGTTGATGGTTGGAGTATCCTGCATTCTCCTGGTGATGCCGCTGTTTGTGGTCATGGCGTGGGCCGTGTCCCGTCTCATGGTGAAGCTGATTGGGATGTCGGCCACCCTGGTGGATGTTTGCGCGAAGATACCGGCGCCGCTCGTGCAGAACCGGGAGAGACCCCCCTCCCCACCTGCCCCGCAATATTCGGATGTAGCGAGGGTGGTGAGGAACGTGATGCGGGGCGGGACCGGAATGCCACCGATCCCGCCGGAGGAGGATGCCGAAAACGACGAGCGCCTCTACGAACAGCACTCTATAATGGATTGATGGGCGGTGCGGGGAACGGGACCGTATCGGTGCGGGAAGCGGAGTGGAGGAGATCGATATGATCGTTTTGCCGAGAAAGGAAGAGGAGCTCGTGAGCGCCGTGAAGGTGCTGGAAGAGAACGGCCAGCGCATGATGAGGTACAGGAAGTCTGAGTGGCTGTTCACGAGAGCTTACCTGAACGGATTCCGCGACATCGCCGTCAACCAGTCGTCCGGCGCGATCCGATTGTCGGTGTCCAAGACGTTCCTCGATCCGGATCTGAGGGTCGAGCACCTGTTGAGGGGGCTCCAGATTGAACTGGGGAGGTTCTTGGGGGTGGACGTGAGGCCCGCCGTGTCGCCGAGGGGATGGGGTCTCGACAGGCTGCGGATGTCGGCGGTAGCGCAGGTGGTCCTGGACGCGCTCGCCAACGAGAGCGTATTGGCGCAGATAAGGCCGGCGCTGCTGGAGGATATGCTGTTGTATGGTTGCGTGGGCCTGGCGAGCTGGGTGGAGGAGGCGGGGGTGTTTTCGAGCCGGACGGAGCTGGAGGTGATACCGCCATGGCAATTGCTGCCGATACCGTGGAACGCCCGGCACCCCAACATTGTGGACGGACTGATACGGACGCGCATCGTTCCGCTGGAGGCGCTGTTGAGGAACTCGATTGTAGGCGATTCGGCGTCCCGAAAGAAGGACAAGCTCAACATCAGGAGGATAGAGTGGGGCGAATCGGATAGCGAGCCCGTGTCGCCGATGGACGAGATGTCGAGCAGCACGGCGACGAGCGAGGCGGAAGCCACTACGGAGTGGTGGGGGCGGTCCGGCGGAAAGAAGGATTTCCGGGAGGCCGTGCGGCTCACGGAGGTGTGGCTCCGCAGCCAGGAGGGGCTGGTGAACCGCTACATCGTGAGATGCGGCGATGCCGTGCTGATCGATGAGGATTACGAGAGGAAGAATGTCCGCATCTATCTGCCGATCGGGATCGCTCGCTATTATCCTGTGGGGTTCTATGGGCGCGGGTTCCTGTCGCCGGTCTTGGGGCTTGCCATGTACGAGGAGGAGGCTCTGAGGACGCTCGTCGAGCGATTGAAGAACGAGGACGACCTGGGGATGCTGTTGATTCCGACGAATCTCGGGGTCACGGATCGATCGTTCCGCATGACGACCAAGCCGCGTCGCATGTACTATCAGCGCGACGCCTTCGATCCGGCGGCGGAGATCGGGGTGGTATCGCCGCACAGCACCGGCAATATGCCGATAGGGGTCGTGGACATGCTGGAGAGCCTGATTGTGAAGTCGATGGGCCAATCGGAACTCTATCAGGGCCAGGCCGCNGGACGCGCCGACAGCGCGGCGGCGTTCGGATTCCTGCTGGAGACCGGGAATGTGGGCATAGAGGCTCCCGGTAACAGCCTGGCGGGATGCTTTACGACGGTGTATTCCGCCATGCTGTCGGCGGCCCACAAGAGAATCATCGGGGTGGAGGCCGCGAAGATGGTGGATCTCGACCGGGTGCCGGTGGGCGTGGTGTTGAACGAGGACGGGGAGCTCGACCTTACGCGGAATCCGATACCCGATCCATCGGACGTGATCGTGAACATCCGCAGCCGGGTACCGCCCAGCAAGTCTCAGGTGACGGCGATGCTGATGGAGCAGTTGCGGATGGGCATCATAGACCCATTCAAGTACCGGATCGAGGTGTATCGTCGGGGTCTCGACATTCCGGTGGGCGGGGAGGGAGAGTTCGGGGCGTGGCGCAAGGTGCGAATGGTGATAAGGACGCTGTACAACGATGGGGTGACGCCGAATCTGCGGTTCGGGAAGGGGCTCATCGACCCCGACCCGGAGGCCGACGATCTCAAGGTGGCGATTTCGGAGATCACGGACTTCATGAAGGGGCCGGAGTTCGCCTTGGCGAGCGTGGAGGTGAAGCGGGCATTCTATATGCTGAAGAAAGCCTATGAGGCGGCGGCGGGTATGGGATTGCCGCCAGGGATGCCACCGCTCGAGCAGATCATGCAGATGGGCCCCCAGGCGCAGGAGGAGATCGGCGGGGCAGGTCCAGTCCCCGGTGGTGCCCCTCCTGCCCCGCAACTTCCGGTAACGTAGGATACCGACTGAGAAAGGAGAATGCTTATGGCGGATGAGAACGATGTGTCGAAGGAGATGGAGGATCAGGAAGAGAGGACGTTCAAGATCAAGGTGCATGGCGAAGTGAAGGAGGTGACGGAAGAGGAGCTCATCGCGGCGGCCCAGAAATGGTATGGCGTAGGGACCCGACTCCAGAGCGAGCTGGATCGGAAGAAGCAGGAAATGGACGAGCTGGCGGAGAGCGCCGTGCAGGCTTACGCGTTCATCGAGGACCTCCAGAAATGGATTTCCAAGCGCGACAATGAGGCAGCCAGCCGGCTGATGAAGAACGTGGGGTGGGAGAAATGGCAATTGGAGGCGCTGGCCGGGAACCGGAAGGCGGTGTCGGGCGCCGGGCTCGACGAGGAGTCCTCCGGAGACGAGGACGCCGGCGAGGACTACGAGGAAGAGGGGCAGGCCGCGGAACGCAAGCCCCGTCCTGCCCCGCGTAAGATNAAGCTCGAAGATCTCGACGAGGATCTGCAGGCTCTGGTACGCGGGATCCGGCAGGAGCAAATGAATAGGATGTACCGGAGCGTGATGGAGGATATGAGGTCGTTCATTGCAAACGACGAATTCCTTGGTAAGATAGTAAAGGGGAGTCCGCAGCGGGCGGACTCCCTGGCGAAGCTCGCCGAGCAGATTTTGGTCAGGAAGACGGCTGTTGAAGGTCAGCGNATCGGACCCAGGGTATACAACGACGTACTCAACGAACTCAGGCAGTATGTCGGGTCGCTGGGAATCCGAGTGGATGAAGAGAAACCCGATACCCGATCGTTGGCCGCGTTGGGGCTCGGGCTCGAAGANGGCGGTGATGACCTTCGACAAGCGATTCTCTCCGAAAGACCAATACAGCGCGAGCCGGTGACGTCGCCGCACTACGGAAAGAATCTGTTGGCGCGACTGGCCCAGAAGATGGCCACGGCGAAAGCTACTGGAAAGCTCGGGGAGCAGAAAGAGGAGAATATCGTTAATGAGTAAGGGAGGTTGCTATGGCGAATCTTGTTTCCTTTTTGCGGGATATCGCAAAAGAGGAATTGTCCGCCGGCATCCGCGAGACCCTCCCCGAGATGAGTCCGCTGTTTCGGCGGATAGTAAACTCGTGGGAGAATGTGCAGCGAAACGATATCGGTAGACCGGCATTCAATGCCTCGGGAACGCCCATCTACGGTTCGGGATGGGTGTTCCGCTGGTTATGGAATGTGGGCGGCGGCGGTTCCTTCTACTTCACGAATCCGAATCCGGACTTGATCGGAGGCGGTTCGAATAACATGCAGAACGTGGCCGTGTTCGCGGAGAACGCGGACTTTCCGGGAGTCTCGGACTATGTGGTCGGACGGTATGCCGTGCCGTTCGTGGGTCTCTGCGAGGGGCGCGGATCCTTGATACTTCCGCACCAGCTCCTGCGCGCCAACCAGCTCGATAGCGTCGTGGTGGACAAGGTGGCGCAGGAGATCAAGAATTCCGCCGATCTTTTGGCGCATACGGAAGCGGTGTGCTATTTCAGCCGTTCCCCGGCGCACGGCGAAGTGATNCGGTCGCCGGTGTTCGGAGCCTCGGCTCCGTCGTCCGCCGTGTCGAGCGGATACNTGAAGCGCGAGAAGATGGANGGGACTNCCGACAACTACTCGCTGACGCTCCACAACATCGGCAGCGAAGATCAGATCCTCCGGCTGCGGCCCGGCATGACGGTGGATGTCTACCAGATCGTATGTACGAACACGACCACGAGCGGAACGCAGACTGTCTCCATCAAGAACCTGTCTGCGGGAAGCTCGGGCGCTTTCGTCGTGGATGTGGTGGACCCCGTCGGGAAGAAAGCCACGTTCGTGACGAAAGACGGGTCGGCTGCCGTGAATCCCGCAACCTCGGATTCCATCGGGACGGGCGCATACGGATTCGTCGCGTATGTGGTGTTGCTCAACAAGACTGGACGGATAGCGTCCACGAGCTCGGTGTCCACGGTCCCGCTGAGTTCCGCGGACTTCTCCGTGATGGTCTCGTCTACGGCTTCCGAGTACTCCAAACAGGCGATCCTCACCAATCTGCTATACAACACGGCGTATTCCTCGGGAACCCGGATCGGATATGCGCCGGACGGATTGGAGTCGTGGATCAAGACGCAGTACTCGGACACCTTGTACGGGATCTCGCTGGCCCGCATACCGCAGGTAAAGAGCCTGGAATACGTGCTGTCGGGGTCCGGCGATTACCTCACGGAGTCGCTGCTGAACGACCTGATNGGGTTCTTCATGAACCAGTACGGACCGTCGAAGATGTTCGACGTGCTGCTGACGTCGAACGGGGTCCTCAACGGGTTCTTCCGGAACCTGATGCATTGGTCCGGGTCGCCGACTGGAATGCAGGCCCAGCTTGCGCAGAACGTGGATCGTAACGGCAAGGCCGCGAAGTGGCGGACCGGCTGGGACGAACTCGTCGTGAGCTATCGCGGCAAGTCGTTCACGCTGATGGACGACCCNTTCCTGCGCAAGNGCACCATGTACGGCATCAAGAGCCGAGACGGGAACCTGCGTAGATTGGTGCCTCCGCGGATTCCGGGTTCGGGCAGCAAGTCGGACTT